GAGCAGCAGAACAGTGACATTACTGATAAAAATCTCACGAGTGTGGTGCCCTATCTATTGTGGGTAAATCCAACAAACCCGGATACCACGTTGACTGTATATCCCGTGCCGTCACAGAGCCTTGAATGGCACTTTGTTTCTGTACAAGAGCTAATGCAAGCCCCAACATTGGTGACCCCGTTTGTCGTGCCACCCGGATATGCTCGGGCATTTAAGTTCAACCTGGCTGAGGAGCTTGCGGCGGAGTTCGGGGTAGAACCTTCCCTGCAAGTCAAGCGTATTGCTATGAGTAGTAAGCGAAATATCAAACGTGTGAATTTCGCCATGGACTTGCTTTCGATGCCGTATGATCTAGCCAAGCGTGCAGGTCGTTACAACATCTACGTGGGCACTTAATAATGAAGACCCCGATTTTAGGTGCGAGTTACGTAGCGAGAAGCCCGAATGCGGCTTACAATCGCTGCGTTAACCTGTACCCCGAAGCGATCCTTGAAGGTGGCAAAGAGCTTGGGTTCTTGTCCCGTGCGCCTGGACTTAAGTTTCTTCAAGCAGTTGGCACAGGCCCTATCCGGGGTCTTTGGTCTCATGAGACTCGCGGCGCGGATTTTTATATTGCGTCAGGTACAGAGTTTTATAAATCCACTAGTCTTACCGGCACACCCATAAAGCTGGGTAATATTTCAGGTACTGGCCCCGTGTCTATTGCAGACAATGGTACGCAGCTGTTCATTGCCTGCAATGGCCCCAGCTATATCTATAATGAAGCCACTGAGGAATTCGGCCCAATCACAGACCCTGATTTTCCGGGCGCAGGTACCGTTGCTTATATTGATGGCTACTTTGTTTTCAATCAACCCAATACGCAACTGCTGTGGGCCACGAGTTTGTTGGATGGCACTACAATTGATCCGCTAGACTTTGCGAGCGCTGAGGGTTCTCCTGATGGTGCTGTGGCTATTGCTGTGGACCACCGTGAGTTATGGGTGTTTGGCACTGAAACCATTGAAGTTTGGTATAACGCCGCGCTTGACGCATTCCCATTCGCTAGACTTCAGGGTGCCTTCAGTGAGATCGGGTGTGCGGCTCCGTATTCAGTAGCCAAGCTCGATAATGCGCTATTCTGGGTCGGCGCTGATGCTCGTGGTTCTGGTATTGTTTATAAAAATCAGGGTTACGCGGGTGTTCGCATTTCCACGCACGCCATCGAGCAGGCGATCCAGAAGTATCCTGATATTTCGGATGCCCGTGGATATACGTACCAACAAGAAGGCCATGCCTTTTATGTTTTGAACTTCCCAGCAGCAGACACTACATGGGTCTATGATATTGCGACAGGTGTATGGCACGAGCGTGCTGGGTTTAGCGATGGCGCTTTTGTTCGGCATCGGGGTGACTGCCAGTGTAATTTTGCGAACACGACTATCGTTGGGGATTTTAGCAACGCTAATATCTATGCCTTAGACCTTGAGACGTACTCAGATAATGGTCTGCCGCAAAAGTGGCTACGCTCTTGGCGTGTTATTCCTCCGGGTCGAAATGATCTGAAGCGTACCGCACAGCATGCCCTTACACTGGACATTGAAACAGGCGTTGGGCTAAACCTTGGCCAAGGCAGCGATCCGCAAGTGATGTTACGCTGGTCCGATGACGCAGGGCATACCTGGAGCAGCGAACATTGGAGGTCTGCTGGCAAGATTGGGGATTATAAAGCGCAGGTGCAGTGGCATCGTCTGGGCATGACCACAAAGCTTCGGGATCGTATCTACGAGGTCTCAGGCACGGACCCGGTAAAAGTCACGCTGCTTGGTGCTGAGATAGATATCAAACCGACTAAAGCATGATGGAAAACATCACTAGTATCCCGGCCCCGCGTGTCCCGTTTATTGATGGTCGGACACAGCTGATCTCACGTGAATGGTACAGGTTCCTCTTGAACCTCTTCACGTTGACTGGTGGGGGTCGCGTTGACACTACCCTACAAGATATCTTGGTTGGACCACAGCCACAGTTGGGGACTATGGCGGCTTTGCAGCAGGATAACGTGCCATTTCTTGTGATGGATACTATCCCGGCAGCAGTACCTATTGAAGCTCCGGGCACTTTGTTTTGGGATAATGCAGACGGTAATCAGACCCTTAGCCTCGTTATGGCTAATGGGACTACCGTACAGCAAATTGGTGAAGAACAGTATTTCCGTATTAAAGCTGATGCACCCATCATCAATGGACAAGTGGTTATGTTCACAGGTTCTGTTGGTTCATCTGGCGCGCTGAAGGGTGCCCCTGCTACAGGTCTTGCGGCTGGTACTGCGCTGTATACGATGGGCGTTGCTACAGAAGACATTGCCCTAAATGACTGGGGTTACGTTACAAGCTTTGGCCTTGTGCGTAAGATAGATACTACTGGCGGCGCAGAAGCGTGGGTAGATGGCCAAATCGTGTACCTTGACCCGGCTGTACCGGGTGGTCTTACAAAAATTGTGCCTGAAGCGCCTAACCCAAAGGTGGTTGTAGCGGCTGTCGTGCATGCGGCTACTAATGGGGCGCTGTTTATTAGGCCGTCTTTTGGTGGCAAGCTGGGTGACTTTGAGGGCGATGTGGATATCGATGGCCCTGGGGCTCGTCAGGTTCTTCAACGGGACAGCACAAATACCAAATGGGAAAACACTACAGACCTAGCCCTTGGGGGATTTTTAACACTTCCCAAAGCCGCGGGGTCCGGTATCAAAGTTGATGAACTTGCTCCGGCGTACGGCTGGCGTGATTTGACCGCACCCGTTGATGTACGTGGCGTTGGTGCCAATGATCCGACGTTTGCCGTCTATACAGGTACCACGATGCGGGCGTATCAATTCAGTGCCACCACGATGCAAGAGGCATTCTTTGTGTTCCATGTGCCGCACGATTGGGTACCTGGCACGGACATTTATTTCCATGCGCATTGGAGCAATGCCGCCACAGCACCAAATACCGGCAACGTCGTTTGGAAGTTTGACTATACATTCGCCAAAGGTTTTGGACAGGAAGCATTCCCGGCAGTACAAACCGTTGAAGTGATCGCACCCTGCCCTGCAGTGCGGTATACCCACAATGTCAGCGAAACGACCGCGGTTACCATTTCGACAATGGAGGTTGATGGCCTGATCATGGTACGCGGCTACCGCGACGCTGCTAATGCACTGGATACTTGCACAGATGCGGTGTTTCTGCACACTATGGATATTCACTACCAGTCTACTAACATGGCTACCAAGAACAAAGCTCCTAACTTTAACGCCTGATCGGAACCACTATGTCAGTTACCGCCAAACTATTAATTACTGCAAAGACTGTAGAAGACACGCAGGTGACCCAATATACGGCCGCAGGCGTTACCACGATCATAGACAAGTTCACAGCCACAAATTACGGGGCTACAGCAGCTAGTATTAGTGTTAATCTTGTTGCGGTGTCCGAGTCTGCAGGAGATCAGAACTTGATCACCAAGACCAAGGTGTTGCAACCTACTGAGGTATATACCTTCCCAGAATTGGTCGGCCACGTACTGGCATCTGGAGGCTTTATTAGCACACTGGCCAGTGTCGCAGGTTCAATCAATATCCGTGCCTCCGGCCGGGAGGTGTCCTGATGCGTGTAGTATACGGTTCTGAATTCTTTGCGCCTGTACTTTCTATGCAGGAAAGAGTGGTGCAGCTCCAAAATGAATTATTGAAACTACCACAGGCTGATATCATCACTGAGCATACTTTTTTAGATGGCACATACGAGCGAAAAATCATTGCCCCGCCATGGACCGTATTGACAGGTGCGGTGCATAGAGTTCCGTATCGGGTACGACTCGAGCGTGGGGTGATTGCAGTCAATACTGACACAGACATAAAAACTTTAGTAGGGCCTTTAGAATTTGACGCACCCGCTGGTGTTCAACGTGCGGGGCGTGTGTTTGCGGAAGAGGTGGTCTGGGTAGATATATACGCGAACCCTGATAATTGTGTTGACTTGTCAATTCTTGAAGAGCGCCTGTATGTTATCCCAGAAATGGGGCTTGCTGACAGCCGCACGGATGCCCAGAAAGCGCGAATCGATTTTGGGATGTTCCTACATCAGTTGGGTATAGCGCAGACTGAGCTGGATTCAATTGTCGAGATTGAAAGTAACGTTATATCGATGCCCGAAGGGTTTAAAGTTGAGCTAAAGAATTCTCCGATTCATGGTAAAGGTTTGTTTGCGCAGGCTGCGTTTAGTCCCGGGGATGTTATCTGTCCCGGCAGGATCGCTGGCCACCGAACACCGGGCGGTAGGTACATCAACCATTCGGGTACGCCAAACATAGAACCAAGAAAATTCGGTGATGACATTTACGCGGTCGCATTGAAGCAGATTAAACCCGGAGATGAACTATTAGTGGACTACCGGGCTTCAGTGCGGGTTAATTTTGGGATTACATTACAAGGAGAATCATCATGAGTGGATGGGTCGCAGGGTCCGTTGTTGTTGGCGGTCTAATCGGGGCACAAGGCGCTAAGAGTGCAGCAAAGACACAAGCAGGCGCTGCTGATCGCTCTGCCGCTTTACAGAAAGAGATGTTCGATGAGCAGATGCGGCTACAAGAACCGTTCCGTGAAGCAGGTCTTACCGGACAAAACCGCTTGATGGAACTGCTAGGCTTGGGTGGAAACACAGGTGCCGCTGGGTACGGTAAATACGGTCGAGATTTTGGGATGCAAGACTTCCAAGCAGACCCTGGATATGCATTTCGGCTATCTGAAGGACTGAAGGGCCTAGACCGACAGGCCGCGGCACGTGGCGGCTTGATCTCTGGTGGTGCGCTAAAGGCGGCTACTCGATACGGGCAAGAAATGGGTTCACAGGAATATCAGAACGCATTTAACCGTTACCAGACAAATCGAACAAACCAGCTCCAGCCACTTGGTAATTTACAGGCAATTGGGCAATCCGCCGCTAGTAACCAAGGTTCTGCTGCGGGGGCTTATGGGACTGCCGGGGGTAATGCGATCATGCAAAGTGGCCAAGCCATTGCTGCGGGGCAGTTAGGTATGGGTAATACGCTATCTAATGCTTTGACTACTGGCGCAAGCGCGTACCAGCAGCAGCAGAATTTCAATAATTGGCTCGGTCAAAATCAAAGTACTCAAGGGTTCTATCCATATGGCGGTAGTAACCTTGATGTCGGTAACGTCAGCTAAGGATCAATCATGGCAGACCTCAATGCACTAATAGCTCAGGGCACTCAATTCAAAGCGCCCCCGGACCCGTTTGAACAATACGGGAAGATGCAACAACTCACACAAGGCCAGCAGCTAAATCAACTAAACGCGATGAAGCTGCAGGAGGCTCAACGTGGATATGCAGACCAAAATGCTTTGCGGCAGCTTAACCCGACCTCTGCAGACTATCTTGCGCAGGTAACACGGATCAACCCGGAGCTTGGCTTCAAGTTTGGCAAGCTCCATCAAGAGGCCAAAACGGCAGAGTTATCCCAGAAAAAGACTGCAGTGGAATTAGCTAAGACTAAGCGTGAATTTGTGCAGCAGGCCCAGCGGGACACTAGCCATAATCCGTCAGATGCGAATATCACGGCATTCAAAGAAGATTTGCTGGCTAATCCTGATTTCACAGACGCTGAGAAAGCTCAGTTGGCAGCTGGCGCGGATCGCCTTCTAGCTATGCCAGTCGCAGAGCGTCAAGCGTTTATGGCCAGCCAAGGGGCCTCTGCCGGGGAACTAAAGCCAACACTGACACCTCAAAATCTCGGTGGGTCTACCCAAATGCTGTCCACCCCAGCATTCGGTGGTGCAGCACAAGTAGTGCCGGGCAGTGCTTTTGGCAAGACAGCTGCCCCGACTTTGAAGACCCCAGAGGAAGAAGCCCAGCTACGTAGGATCGCGGCTTCCGGGCGTGCACCAGCATCGGTACAGTCGCAGTTCTTCAGGGGGAGTGATGGTAACGTCTACGAAGCTGTGAAGGGCACCGGAGCGGCTAGGCCTGTATTCAAGCCCGATGGGCAGCAACTGGCTGCCGCGGAATATAACCCAGAGCTTGCCGCAGTGCTTGCCGCAAGTAAAGCGGGCGGTAAAACTGGTATAGAACTTGCTACTAAAGATTATGGTACCGCGCAGTCTAGTCTTGCTGCCATGCCGAAAGTTGAAGCCCTGATCACCCAGCTTGAGCGTGGTGATGTGAATACGGGTGCCGCCGCAGATGTGATCTTAGGCATGAATAAGGCTATGGCTCTGCTGGGCGGTGCGGAAGCTGCGAAGCGCGCAACCAACACTGAGATTGCAGATGTAATGATGGGTTCTGACGTGTTCCCGTTGATCCAGTCTTTGGGCGTGGGCGCAAGAGGCATGGATACCCCTGCAGAGCGTGAATTCATGCGAAGTGTCTTGACAGGTAGTTTGAAGCTTGAAAAAGGCACCCTGCTGGAAATGGCCAAGATGCGTAAAGAGATCATGCAGAAGAACGTGGATAGGTGGAACTCCAGCATTGCGACAGGCTCACGCGACAGGTTCTTTGAATCCACGCAAATACCAAAGGCTCCGCTTGGAAGCTCTGCCGCCTCTACGGGGGCATGGACCTCCGCAGATCAGGCTGAATTAGATCAACTTCGTGCGAGGTTCAAAAAATGACACCCCAAGAAGAACTTGCTGCGCTGCGGCGCATGGCTGAGCTTGAAGAAAAAGCTGCTAGCGCATCACAGCTAACAGAAGCCGCTCCTACAACGCAACCTCCAGCGCAGTCGGCATGGGGCCGGGCTTCTGCAGGTGATATTGTGGCGGG